TCAATGTAACTATTAGAAGCATCATGATAAATCTGTAGGTCAGAGCCAGCTCCGAAGATGGCTTTGTCGTTATCACCGAACGTCATATTTCCAGTAGACGCAAAGCTAGTTCCGCTAATTGCACCAAAAGCTACGTTACCTGCAGAACCTGAAAAGACTTCTGAAGTATTAGAAGCATCAGGAATAAATGTAAAAACTGAAGCACTATCATCATAACCAAAAAAGCCTAGTTTAGCTCCTGTACCATTGTGCCACTTAAACTCAATACCTCTATCTTTATTATCATCTGTACTAGGAGTTGTATCTCCTCCTAATGTAAAGATAGGATCATCAATAGTAACTGTAGTACTATTAACAGTACTTGTTGTTCCATTAATCGTTAAGTTACCTGTAACAGCAAGATTACCGCCAATGGTTGCATTTCCTGTAGTATCTACTGTAGTAAAATCAGCAGCAGCAGGAGATGAGCCACCAATAACAGTATTGTTTACTGTGCCTCCAGAGATAGTTAAGTCGTTAGCTACATAAGTATCTGCAACTGCAGTACCCTGCCAAACACCAGAACTAATTGTACCTGTAGTAACAAGGCTAGAGTCTCCTGTGTATCCTGTAGCATCTGATAAGTCAAAAGCAGGAGTTGCGTCTGAACTACCTAACGCAACAGAAATACCTCCAAAAGAAACACTAGAGTTACTTAAAGAACTATTACCTATATTACTTAAAGTATTAGAAGATCCTGAAATAGTCTTATTAGTAAGTACATCAGAAGTAGCAGTACCTACAAGTGTTGTAGTACCTGAAGGAAGCGTAACAGTACCGCTATTAGAAATAGAAGTAATAACTGGAGTTGTTAAAGTTTTATTAGTTAAAGTTTGAGTTCCTGCAAGTGTTGTAACAGTACTATCAATAGCAAACGTAACTGCATTGCCTGACCCAGAAGTATCAATACCTGTGCCACCTGTAAAGGTCATAGTCTCAGAGTCTAGATCAATACTTAATGCTCCACCTGAGTCTGCTTGAAAGTCTAAATCTTGAGTAGTAACTTGAGCATCTACATAAGCTTTAACAGATTGTTGAGTAGGTACGAGCGTAGCACTATTTGAAGACATATCATCTTCGTCTGCAAAAGCTGTAATAGTAATCGTACCATCAGATAAGTTAGCGTAAGTAATATCACCCGCACTAGAGCCACCAATAGTAGCACCATCAATAGTACCACCATTAATATCAGGAGAAGTAAGAGTTTTATTAGTTAAAGTCTGCGAGCCTGTTAAAGTAGCTACTGTACTATCGATAGCTATACTCATATCGTTAGTCGAGCCTGTGGTATCAATACCAGTACCACCCGTGATTGTTAAAGCTTCAGAGTCTAAATCAATACTTAAAGAACCACCAGAGTCACCACTAAAGCTTAAAGATTGTCCTGTTATTTGAGAATCTACATAAGCTTTAATACTTTGTTGTGTTGCAAGAGCTGTGGCGCTGTTTGTAGAAAGGTCGTCTTCATCTAAAATTACAGTGACAGTAGATCCGCTTGTGAGAGTGAGACTGTCAATGTTTGCTGTACCATCAATATGTAAGTCTTTAAACTGGAGACTTGAGGTTCCAAGATCAATATCGTTAGAAGTGACAGGAACAATAGAGCCATCTTGAAATCTAATCTGCTCGACAGCCGCACCAGAAACTTGAACATATACTCCCCACCTATTGTTACTAGAATCAACAACTATTTTATTTAAAAAATCTTGGTCGCCAATAGTATGAATGTTACCGCCTTCAGCAGCAGTTCCATCGTGTCTATGTCCAGTAGTACCTGAAGAAGAATAAGAGAAAGCAGTTACAAGCTGGTTGTACTCATTATTAAATAATGAAGCACTTATTGTATCTCCATCTGAAAAACTACTTTGTCGCGTATAACTTGCCATATTATCTCCTAGTTGATGGAACGTAGTCTATATACATACCATTAATAGCATAAGGTGGATTTTTATCTTCTGATCTTAGTCTAAAACTTGCGGTGTAACCGCCTCCTTGAATAGCTTGTCTAACCATTGGATCATTAGTAGCTCCAAAAACTGCATTTACGCCAAATGAACTTTGACCGAAAATAGCAGGTATTGGTACAGAAAGCAAAGTATAATCTAAAGGCTGAGGAATGCCAGTATCTTCATAGTCGTACCTAACTCTTAAAGTAGGTTGAGCTGTTCCTTCAGGACTAACAGAAATTTTAATGTATCGCATATTTTTACGAGTGCCAAAATCTCCAAAGTCATAGTTAGGAGTTTTGTAAGTAGCTCTTATGTTAGCTTGTGATCCACTATGTAAAAAATGATTACCATCATCATGTGTATAAATATAACCCTGACTATCACCATGAAAGGTTTGTTCTATACCATTAGCATTAAAACCTGATGTAATTGCTCTTGCTTGTATTCCTTTAGTTTCAGACCATTCAAAGCCATTAGAAGTTAATGAACCTATGATTCCTTTTGAATCCGAAGCAGCTTGAGTTCCTGTAGTATAAAAAATTCTGTACTGTGATTTTTGCCTTAATACAACACTGTCTACAATAAAACCATCTATGCCTTTAGCAATAGTTTCAATGATACTTTGTATTTGTCTACTAACGCTACCTAATTCAACGTCTCCAATACGTGCTGTACCTGCAATTGTTCTAACACCATCAGGGCTTAAAAATACTAAGTCACCTGCAATTTCTTGGATACTATGATTGTCTAAGCAACCTACGTTTTTAGTAACGGGCTGAACTGCAATATTACTTGAATCATTTATGTTTACTAATTTATAAATACTGTTTTTACAAAAAATAATTAAATCTGCACGAAAAGGTCTAAGACCAATAACTTTATCGTCTAGCTTAATACTTCCTGCACCTGTACCTCCAAAATCATCAGGAACATCTGTATGGCTGTAATAAATAGTATTAGGGTTGTTACTGTCTCCTGAAACTACTAAGTGCCTGTCGTGCATAGTACAAACTGTAGGATATACTGAGCCATCAACAGTTACTTCTTTTGCAAAATAAGTTCTGGTAGTTAAAGCCCCCGAGCCTGTCATTTTAAAATAAAAAGGCTTAGAAGAAGAACCTTCATCCGTAATTATTAATTCTCCGTAATCACTATCTCCTTCATATAATGCAAAAGTACACTGGCCTTGACCTGTTCTAGCTAAAACACTTCTACCTGTAAAAGTAGAATAGTTATCACCAGAACTATGTACAGAATCTCTGTTAATTTGTAACCATGTTATACCATCTAATGTAAAATAAACATTAGTTCCTGAAGTAGCTATTAAACCATCTGCATATACAAAAAGACCTAATATTGGTGAAGTTCCATTAGGTCTTGTAGCGTTGTCTCCACCAAAAGCTGAAAAGCCATTAATTCTTCGGTAGCCTCCATCTGAGTCTACTTCAAAATTTTCTAAGTCTGTTGCTAGTCCCGGCTGAGATAACATCTCAAATTGATTAAGGTTTGTGTTTAAACCTCCGCGACAAGAGACACCAAAAGGTAACGAAGCTGCCATTAAACAAACCTTATTCTATCGTCTTTAAAGTATCCGGGTGCTGGCTCCATTAAGTTTAGCTTCATATTTTTAAGACCTTTTTTATAATCTTCATTTGAAAAAGCAGCAGCTTGTGGATTATCTTTAAATTGATGTACATAGTATCTAGCCCTGTTAATTAAAACAGGAACATATAAATCTGGAAAAACTACCTCGTCAGTATAAGCACTTAAGGCCGTGGGTAAAGCATAAGCATAAAACCAAATCTTATATGCTTTATCAGGAATAGGGCTTAGACCAAACTTACGGTTATCAGGGCTTTTAATAACCCTATCAGGAGTGCCATAACTTTGAGTATCTGCATCATCGTTATTTTGACCAATCCTAAAATAATCTTTCCACTCTTCAATAGTTGTATATCTTAGATTTCTAGATGTATAAGGAGAAGTTTCTCCTGAAACACCTATTGTAGTCAGTAAAAAGTTATCCCAATCAATATAACTGTAGTCAGTTGTTAAACTATCTGATGCAGGTTTAAGTTCATACCAACGTGTACCAGCTACAGTTTCAATATTTACATTTCCATAATTAGGGTCTGAGGTTCCGCTTTCTGCAACGGCTAAAAAAGGCCACTGCGCTTCTTCATTAACCATGTCTAAATATGCTCGGTTAATAAGATCTTTAACGTGACTTTGAATTCCTACAGACGTAGCAAAATCTGCGCTGGTTAATTCAACTTCATTAATTTCACGCAGAATTTCATTACACAATTGTAAATATGTAGTAGCCATTATTTTTTATGAACCTTTTGTATTGGAAAGTCTACTGCTTTACTTGCGCCTTTATGTGGCTTAAAACCGTCTTTAGGGTCTTTCATAATTTTGTAAGACTTACCGTTTTTCATCCAATGATAACCTTCAGGTGCAGGTACTTTCATTAGTAAGCCACGCTTTTATTTTTACCGGCTTTTGCACTACAAGCTTTTTCCATAGCAGCAATGTCAGCTTTACCACTTTTAGATTTTCCACCGTGAGCGTAACCGCCTCTAGGCTTTTCCATTTTCTTTTTCATATCGGCTTGCATGTTTTCTACCATAGTGCCGCCACCCATGTAACCGCCTCTTTTATACATACTT